TTTCTTTGCCAATCAAGCAAATATTCCTGGCATAGATTTGGGATTTGCAGAACAACCAACTTATTTGAAAAATCTTCCAGTTCCTGGTGATAAGATATCTTATAGTGACTTTAACTTAAGATTCCTTATTGATGAAAATATGGAAAATTATCTTAGTGTGCATAAGTGGATAAGGGGATTAGGTTATCCTGCTGATATTAATGAATTTGCTTCACTTAAGAATGAGGATTTATATTTCCCAAGTCCTAACTCAAAGAGTCCATATAATGAGTATTCTGATGGATGTTTATATGTTTATAATAGTTCCTTTAATGTAAATATGAAAATACATTTTAAAGATGTATTTCCTGTTAGTCTTTCTCCTGTAGAGTTTGATGCAACGATGACAGATATTGATTATGTTACGGCCGAGGTCACCTTTAAGTATTCTATATATGATATAGAAGTGATGTAATTTTTATGAATCTTGATGAAATCCAGTCGTTATGGAGTGAGGATTCGAAGTTAGACCCAGACAATCTACATACTGAGTCTACCAATATTCCAGCACTACATGCAAAATATTATAGAATCTTAAATCGAATAATTCTCCTCAAAAAAGCAGAGGAGAATAAATTCAAAGTACTTAAGAAAGAGAAATGGCAATACTATACTGGTAAAGCAGATCCTCAAGTCTACATTGATAAACCTTTTGATCATAAGGTCTTGAGAGCAGATGTTGATAAATATATCGACGCAGATGAGGATTTAATAAAACAGTTATCTAAAATTGATTACTACCAAGTAATGATTACTTATTTGGATAGTATTCTGAAAAATATAAACAATCGTACATTTCAAGTTAAGAATGCGATTGAGTGGCAGAAGTTTATTAGAGGATACAGTGACTGATATTACCATCCGCAAAAAGAATGAAGTATATGTGACTGTGAAAACAGAACCACATATCAGTCAGGAATTGTCAGATCTTTTTACATTTGATGTTCCTGGTGCTAAGTTCATGCCACAGTACCGTAGTAAGTACTGGGATGGTAAGATTCGTTTGTTCTCTCCTGCCACTGGAGAAGTATATGTTGGGTTGGTAGATAAGATTGTTAATTGGGCAAGGAAGTCAGAGTATAGTTTAGAATTTGAGAATAATAAACATTATGGTACTCCCTTTGAAGAGAATTCAATAATAAGTCGTGAAGGAGTCAAAGAGTATATGACTCGTATATCAAAATATAAACCAAGAAATTATCAGATAGATGCTGTATATGATGCATTAAAATATAATCGTAAACTTCTTGTATCACCTACTGCATCAGGAAAGTCATTAATGATATATGCTGTAGTAAGATATTTCGTAGAAACTAAAAAGAAAGTATTATTAGTTGTTCCTACTACATCTTTAGTAGAACAAATGTTCAAAGACTTTGAAGACTATGGTTGGAATGCAGATGATTACTGTCATAGAATATATTCTGGAAAGGAAAAGACAAATGAATATCCAGTTACAATTACAACTTGGCAATCTATTTACAAATTGAAAAGACCATTTTTTAAAGACTTTGATGTTGCGATTGGAGATGAGGCTCATTTGTTTAAGTCAAAATCTCTTGTAAGCATTATGACAAAGATGGATGGTGCAAAATATAGATATGGGTTTACTGGTACTTTAGACGGTTCACAGACGCACAAGTGGGTCTTAGAAGGATTATTTGGACCATCATACAAAGTAACTCAAACAAAAGAACTTATTGATAAAGGTCATCTATCTAAATTACAAATTCGTGTTCTTCTTATGAAGCACGAGGCACAAAAATTTGAGACATATGAAGATGAATTACAATACATCATAGGACATCCTAAAAGGAATAACTTTATTAAAAATCTTGTATTAGATCTTAAAGGTAATAGTCTTATTTTATTCAGTAGGGTTGCTACACATGGTGAAATATTATACGAATCTATAAATAGTTCTGTACAAGGTTCTCGAAAGGTATTTTATGTCCACGGTGGTGTAGAAGCTGAAGAGAGAGAACGAATTCGGGAGATTACTGAAAATGAAAGGGATGCAATTATTGTTGCCAGTTATGGCACTTTCAGTACTGGCATTAACATCAAGCGGTTGCACAACGTCATCTTCGCCAGTCCCTCCAAGTCCAGAGTTAGAAATCTCCAATCCATTGGAAGGGTTCTCAGAAAAGGTGACGGGAAGTTAAAAGCAGTATTATATGATATTGCTGATGATATATCATATCAATCAAGAAAAAATTACACTCTTAATCATTTAATAGAAAGAATTAAAATCTACAACGAAGAAAAATTTAACTATGAGATAATACAAGTCAGTCTTAAGGAAAATGGATAAAGAAGAATTCCACGCAGTATTAAAATTAGTTTCAGGGGAAGAAATATTCGCCAAAGTTTGCCCATGCGAAGAAGAAGATAAGACAGTTTTGATTTTAGAATCGCCCGTAACTTTTGAAACAATTACAATAAAACATTCTGGAATACAAGCAGTTAAAATAAATCCTTGGTTAAAGATGACGGATGATCCCGTCTTAGTTATGAATATGCAAAATGTAATGACAATGACTGAAGTTCATGATAAACATATGATTGGTGTATATGCTAAATTCTTAAGAGATCAACATAGAACAACTAATAAGGCCAATCTAAATCCTGATATGGGATTTTTAAGTTCTATATCTGATGCTAGAATCTTTCTAGAAAAGCTTTATAAATCTAGCTAATATATCTTCTGAACTTCGACAAAGTTATTGTACTGCTATTTTGGTACCTTGTCAAGCTTAGTGATATTATGTTATAATAATTGTACAATTAGCCAAAGGAAGGACTAATGAAATGGCAAGACGCAAATCCGAGCATTATGTAAATAACAAAGAGTTTTTAGAAGCTATTGTTATCTACAGAAATAAATGTATAGCAGCAGAAGAAGCAGGAGAGGATAGACCTCGTATCACCAATTACCTTGGAGAGTGTTTCTTAAAGATTGCTACACACTTATCTTACAAACCAAACTTTGTTAATTATATGTTCCGAGAGGACATGATTTGCGATGGTATAGAAAACTGTGTACAGTACATAAAGAATTTTAATCCAGAAAAGTCATCCAATCCTTTTGCGTATTTCACTCAGATTATACATTATGCCTTCCTTCGTAGAATTCAAAAAGAGAAACGTCAAATGGATATAAGAGCAAAAATTATTGAAAGATCTGGATTCGATGAAGTTATGAGTGCAGATGGAGATTATAATGCTTCTGATTATAATACAATTAAGGAAAATATACAATCTAAACTTTATTCATGAAAATTGCTTTAATAACCGACACCCATTACGGAGCTCGTAAGGGGAGTAAGGTCTTTCATGATTATTTTCAAAAGTTCTATGATGATATTTTCTTTCCTACATTGAAGGAGAGAAAAATTAAACATGCAATTCATCTTGGAGATTCTTTTGATAATCGTAAGAACATTGATTTTTGGGCATTGAATTGGGCAAAGGAACATGTATATGATGAATTTAAAAAATTAAAGATAAAGGTACATACCATAGTTGGTAATCATGATGTTTATTATAAGAATACGAATGAAGTCAATGCAGTAGATTCTTTATTGGCATCTTATAATAATATTGTTAGGTATACTGGTGCAACGGAAATAGACATAGAAGGATTTAAAACATTACTTCTTCCTTGGATATGTCAGGATAATTATGAAGAATCTATAAAAGCAATTAAAAACACAAAATGTAAATCTGCATTTGGTCATTTGGAGTTGAATGGATTCCAATTATTTCCTGGAATGGTTCAAACAAATGCACATATGAATATGGATGTTAGTGCATTTAAGAAATTAGATGTAGTATTTTCTGGACATTATCATACAAGATCCAATGATGGAAAGATATTTTACTTAGGTAATCCATATCAAATGTATTGGAATGATGCAGGAGATAAGAGAGGATTTCATATATTTGATACAGAAACTTTTGAACTAGAGTTTATAGAGAATCCTTATACTATGTTTGAGAAGGTATATTATGAGGATACTAATGCTAAACTTTATGATGCTAGAAATTTAAAGGATAAAATTGTAAAGGTTATTGTTCGTAAGAAATCTAGTCAATTGGAATTTGATAAGTTTGTAGATAAAATAAATCTTGCAGGATGTATTGATTTGAAAGTAGTTGAGAATTTTACTATTGATGATGAAGATGTAGAGTTTTCCTCCGATGAATGTGAAGATACTTTGACACTTTTGAATAAATATATTGAAGATGCTGAATTTAGTTTAGATAAAGATGTAGTGAAAAGTATTATGAAAGATGTTTACAGGGAGGCCTGCGAGTTCGAGTAATGTACATTCTCACTATCGAAGGACATGAACAAGACGGTGCATATGCTGTTGCCGATGAAGATGGTGATAGAGCATTGTATCTTTTTCAAGAAGAGGATGATGCAATTAGATATGGTGGATTACTAGAAGCAGAGGATTATCCACCTATGAGTGTCGTGGAAGTAGAGGACAAGCTTGCAATAAACACCTGTAACATGTATAATTATAGATATGTGGTCATAACCCCTGAAGACTTTGTGATTCCTCCAAGAGAGCATGATTTTATTCAAAAAGATAAGATGGCGTAATTTTCTCTCTACAGGGAATCAATTTACTGAAGTTGACTTTACTGAATCAAAAACTAGTTTAATTATTGGTACTAATGGTTCTGGTAAAAGTACTATCCTTGATGCTCTTACGTTTGCATTATTCAATAAACCCTTTCGTAAGATAACAAAGGGACAGTTGGTTAATACAATTAATGAGAAAGAATGTATAGTTGAAATAGAATTTTCTGTTGGTAAGATAGAATGGAAGGTAGTGAGAGGTATAAAACCTAATGTATTTGAGATTTATAAGAATGATAAGATATTAGATCAAAATTCTGCAGCAAACGATCAGCAGAAGTGGTTAGAAGAACAGGTATTAAAGTTAAACTATAAGTCATTTACACAGATTGTTGTATTGGGTAGTGCATCATTTGTACCATTTATGCAATTGACTGCACCAAATCGTAGAGAAGTTATCGAAGATCTTTTAGATATTAAGATATTCTCTGTCATGGGATTGATTCTTAGAGAAAGAATTAGAGGATCTAATGAGAGATTGAGAGAACTTTCTATCAGAAATAATCTTGTAGAAGAGAAGATTGATATGCAGAAGAGTTTTATTGAAGAAATAGAAGCAACTGGAAAGAAAGATATAAGTGAAAAGAAAAAGAAACTAGAAGAAATCAATGGAGAGATTAATGCATATGAAGGGGAGTTGGAATATCTGAGTGATGAGTTAAATGTACTCAATAAAGATGTAGAAATGTTTTCAGGTAGTAACAAAAAGTTACGAAAGTTGGGTAACTTGAGAGGTAAATTGTCTCAGAAGGTATCAACGATTACGGAAGAGCATAAGTTTTTCACAGATAACACGGTTTGCCCTACTTGCACCCAGTCTATTGATGAAGCATTTCGTATAGATAGAATTAATGATGCTAAGTCTAAAGCCAAAGAACTTGAACAAGGTTACAAGGAATTAGAGGAAGCTATCAGACTTGAAGAGGAAAGAGAAAACCAATTCAAGGAGTTTACCTCGGAGGCATCCAAACTAACGCATGAGATTTCTAAAACAACAACAAGGATTTCTGGACTTGAAAATCAAACCAGAGACATTGAACAAGAAATTCAAAGAATTAGAGAACAAAGAGAAAGTAGAACTACTGAAAGACATGCGTTAGATAAACTAATAGGGGAATTAGAAGCACTCCAGAAAGATCAATCCAAGGAAAATGAAAATAACATATACAATGATTTTGCTTATTCCTTGATGAAGGATGGTGGTGTCAAGTCTAAAATAATCAAAAGGTATTTGCCGTTAATGAATCAGCAGATCAATAAGTATCTGCAGTTGATGGATTTCTATATCAATTTTTCTTTAGATGAGGAGTTTAAGGAAACTGTAAAATCCCCAGTACATGATAAGTTTGTTTATGAATCATTCTCTGAAGGAGAGAAGATGAGGATTGACCTTGCACTTCTTTTCACATGGAGAGAAATTGCAAGAATGAAGAACTCTGCAAATACTAATCTATTGATTCTTGATGAGATCTTTGATAGTTCTTTAGATGGTTTCGGTACAGAGTACTTTACAAAGATAATCAAATATGTTGTGAGTGATGCAAATGTATTTGTTATTTCTCATAAGACTGAAGATCTTATTGATAGTTTTGATAGGGTTATTCGATTTGAAAAAACAAAAGGATTTAGTAAGTTACTATCATGATAGGAATTATTGGTAATGGATTTGTAGGTAATGCTGTCTATCAAAATTTAAGAGATAAGGTAGAATGTAAAGTCTATGATGTAGATAAAAATAGATCACCAAATACATTAGATGAGGTTTTAAAGCAGAATTTTATTTTTGTTTGTCTTCCGACTCCAATGAAAGAAAGTGGAGAATGTGATCTGTCAATATTAGATCAATTTTTTGAGGATATTTTTTGGGACAATCCAGATATAGAAGGAACCTTTGTTATTAAATCCACTGTTCCTATTGGAACAACTAGAAGGTACTCAGAAAAATATAACGTAATTCATAACCCAGAATTTCTTACTGCCAGAAATGCTGTAGAAGATTTTAGAAACTCTGAAAGAAATATTGTTGGTGGAGATGAAGAATTATGTAAAGAGTTTGTTGATTTCTTTGGGGATGTATTTCCTAAAATTCCAAGTTTAATTGTTAGTTCAGATGAGAGTGAAGCAATCAAATATTTTTCTAATGTATTTCTTGCTTATAAGGTAGCATATTTCAATAAGATATATGATTTTTGTGAAGCAACTGGAATGAACTATAAGAATGTTTGTTATGGAGTAACTGCTGATAGTAGGATTGGGAAATCTCACACAAAAGTTCCTGGTATAGATAATGATAGGGGATTTGGTGGAACTTGTTTTCCAAAGGACATCAATTCCTTAATTGTACAGATGGAATCTAATGGTGTAAATGCTGATATGCTCAAAGAAGTGTGGAAGTATAACCAAGAAATTAGATCTGTGATAGACTGGGTTGTAACTAAAAAGACCAATGAACACACCTAATTGGCAGCACCACTCCAAGAAGGAGGCCAAACGAAAACTTAAACCACAGGCCCTGCGTTCTGCAAGAGAAAGACGCAGACAGTTAATAAAGTGTCTACAGAAGCGTCCTAGTGGACGCTTTTTTAGTATAATAGGTATATCGAAAACAAATGACAGATGACATTACAACACGAAATCAAATCACAACTCGCTAAATTACTTGCTACTGAAGACCTTATTGTTGAGCATAAGCAATGTGAAACTGCTGAGTTTAATGTTGGTACTCGTGTATTGACATTACCATTATGGGATAGAGCAAGCAATACTGTATATGATATGTTGGTTGGACATGAGGTGGGACATGCATTATTCACACCAGATAGAAATTGGTTCCTAGAAGTTCAGATGCCACCACAGTTTGTAAATATCGTAGAAGATGTTAGAATAGAAAAATTGATGAAACGCAAGTATGCAGGACTTGCAAAATCTTTCTACCACGGTTATGAGGAACTAAACGATGATGATTTCTTTAACATTGCTGATGAAGATCTTGATGATCTTAATCTTGCTGATAGGGTTAATCTACATTTCAAGATCGGTAACTTCGTTGATATACCTTTTTCAACTGCTGAGAAGGAGATTGTCGAGGTAGTAGATTCTTGTCAGACTTTTGATGATGTTCTTAATGCATCTAAAGTACTTTATGATTACTGCACAAAGCAAAATGAATCAGATGCTAACGAGCAAGTATCTCAAGATGGAGAAGATGGTCAAGAAGATGATGATTTAGATCTTTCACCACAAAGCGGTCAAGATTCTGAAGATTCTGATGAGAACAATGAT